TTGTGCTACTGCCACCAGCCAGTAGTCTCATTCTCACCGAGTGGGAATACAAGAATTATTTGGAGCGGCTAGCTTTCAAGGTGGGGGATGTGATGACGTTGTGTGCCACAGCAGCGACACAACCACAGCAACTTAGCATGCTGATACACATTCAGACGGATTTCAACAAGGTGATCTTTCGTATGCCGTCACAGCCCAATGCCATGCTGATGGTGCAGATTGAGGCTGCTGAAATGATGGCAGATAAGCCGTGGGTAAGGTGGGACAGCCCCAATGGCTGGCGCAAAATCACCATCAAGGAGTATGAACAGTTCATCAAAGACAAGGACAACTATGCTCGTCTACAAGATCGTTGTATCGCCGCCGCGAGACAAGCCGGTCACCTCGACCGTCCTTCGCATACATCCCTCTGATCCTGACTATCGGCAGGTGGTGTTGCAACGTAACCTCAATGGTTGTCAACTCAAAGAAGGAGAGCGAGTAAAGATCAGACGCGGACATAAGAGGGGGACAATAACAAAGTTATTCAACACCCCTGATGATGTCAATTGGGTGCAGAACAGACCCCACTTCATTCAAGTGAAGTTTGATGATGGGGTGTTCATGATGTGTGCCCTTGGTCAATTGAAACGGAGTAAGGTATGAAGTTCAATATCGGTGACTATGTTCGGGTCGATCATCCAAACTGCGGCACTTGGACCGGAAAGATTTATCGCCGTGCCCTGCCGTTCGAGTTGCTGGAGGCGGAATACTGGGTGACAGGTGCCCCCGAAATAGTGAGGGGCATTCCTATCCTCGCATGGGAATCTGAAATTACCAAACTTGAGGACCAGTGATGAAATATATTGCTGTTATTAAGGTGGATGAAGATGCCACCGCAGGGTCATTCTTCTACAACAGGCGGCCTGTAGGCCCGTTGTCCGGTGTTGCTCACCCCCAAGAGGGGCAAAAGCACGACCGGCAATATGGTGCTTTGTCGGATGATTGCTCTGTGTATTGGGTAGACACTGAGCCAGATGCTGAGGAACTGGCAAAGAAACTCACCGAGTGGTTCCCGGCCAACACCTATGGTGTTGCAATCATGTCTACCATCTATCGCCGTGACCCCGGCCCTGTGGTCAAATCCATTGTCAGTGAAAAGGGAGTTTTGCCAGCATGAGTTACTTGAAGCAGTCGCATGGAATGGGTAGTTGGAAGTCGCGCAAGATTCAAAAGGGTGCCCGCGCATCTCGTGAATCTGGCCGCAAGAAGGGACTTGTTCCTCCGTCCTGGGCACGAGCATGTGCCCGTATGGCAAGGGCTTACAAGAATAATCCGCGTTATTCGGATTGGAATGCAAAGTGTGATGGTGGCAAAGTCAAGTGGAGTGGTGCATAATGAGACTTGTTTCCGCAATTTACAACGACTTCTATCCTTTTGAAGCGTTGGACCTGTTCGATGATTTCATTGCCACTACCAACCCGGATGACCTCAATCCGGGGGATGTCCTTGTGGTGTGGGGTGGTGACGACATTTCCCCGGTCCTGTACAAGCATGGTCGATCATCCCGGTCACATGCGTGGCATCAAGGCATGAGCAAGCGTGATGCCATCGAGTGGGCGCTCATGCAAAAGGCGCGCAGCATGAATATTCCCATTATTGGAATCTGCCGTGGCGCGCAAATGTTGTGCGCGCTGGCTGGTGGGCATTTGGTGCAGGATGTCAACAACCATTTCGGCTCACACAAGATGGACACCCCTGATGGCACGAAACTGCGTGCCAACAGCATTCATCATCAGATGATGGTGCCCCACGGCACTGCACATGAAATGCTGGCGTGGACTAAGCCTCTGTCCGAGCAATATGTGGTGTGTCCACATGACAAGGATGTTGTCTATGCGAAGATGAGCAACGAGGTTGACCCGGAGTTTGTATACTTCAACGATGTCAAGGGCTTTGCTGTGCAATGGCATCCTGAAATGATGGATGTGAAGGAGAAAGCCACTCAATATGTATTCGATACAATTGAAAGGAAAATTGGGCAATGAAACCTATTCGTTGGCAAGAGCAGGAGTATTTGTATCAGGAAACTGTTTGCGGCTGTTGTGGGAGTGAGTTGTGCTTTACCCGAGAATCATTTGATGAAATCAACAGGGGGGTGATGTTCTTCGAGAGTGCTACCAAGTTGGATATTCCCCCTGAACCGTGGGAGTACGACATTAATGAAATTATTCAGCCTGATGGCACTTTCCTCTACATCAAGAGCTGTCTGCCCGGGGCTCATGGCCCGTGGGACAGGGACAGGGACAACGACGACAACGACGACTAATCGGAGCATCAATATGCAAAGTTTTTACATGTATTTGTCCGGCCTGTCTAGCATTTTTTACACAAAGCGATATTTCGAGACTTGTCCTGACGTAGTAGGGGCCTGCCCCACTAACCAAATCATTGTGTGGGCTCGTAGCAAATACGGTACGTATATCATGAGAGGCACCCAGTATGATCATTTACGTATCTATGCTGACATCACTTCTAAACAGAAGGAAGAATACGCCGCGACGGATAAAACAATTATTCCCACGTTTCTTGAGAAGTTACTCAAGTATGAGCAGGTGGTGATTATCACTGCTCGGGAGCAGGACAAGTTCATGGATGACACCATTGAAATGTGCCCTGAAATGAAAGCTATGCTGGTGTTCCGGCAAGCTGAACGATATCAGAACAACAACTATCCTGATGATGAGCCTGCTCTCCGTACATACATTTTCCAGAAAGGAAATGCCAAATGAAGTTCTCCCTGGGAGCTGACCCCGAACTGTTCATGAAGGATGCTAATGACGCATTCTTCTCTGCCATTGGCATTGTTGGTGGCACCAAGATGATGCCCCGCAAGCTGGATGGACTTCCCGATGGCTTCGCTGTGCAAGAGGACAACGTGGCTGTTGAGTACAACATCCCGCCGAGTGCAACGAAGGACCAGTTCATTCAGAACATTGGACAAGCAATGTCCTACTTGTCCGACGAGGTGTCCAAGCGTGGGTTGTACTTTGTCAATGTGTCGGCAACGAATGAGTTTCCCGATTGGCAACTGGACATGCCAGCAGCCAAGGTGTTTGGGTGTGACCCCGACTACAACGCGTGGGACAATGGCCGGCGCAACCCACGCCCCAAGGCCACTGACGCTGCCTTGCGCACCTGTGGTGGTCATGTCCACATCGGTGGTATCTCTCTGGACAAACGGTCGATCATCCACTTCATGAAGCACATGGACCTGTTCGCTGGAGTGCCTAGTGTTCTGATGGACAAGGGTGAGCTACGCAAGCAACTGTATGGCAAGGCAGGCGCCTATCGGCTGAAGCCCTATGGGGGCGAATATCGTAGTCTGTCCAATTTCTGGGTGTTTGATCCGAAGTTGTGTGAATGGGTTTGGAATGCCACTGATATGGCCGTGAACGCATGGCAAGACGGAAGCGTCGCAATTGATCAGGATGGCCCGATGATCCTTGAAGCAATCAACAACAATAATAAAGATATTGCAATGCACCTTGTTCACAAGTACAATCTGCTGGTGGTGTGACACATGATTGAAACATTTACGTCAGAGAACTCGGGTGACTTCCAAGCCCGATACGCTGAGACATTTGGTTGGCTACATCGAACGGATAGGAAGCAGTTCATCAATCTTGAGTCTGTGATTGAAGACAAGGTGTCATTTTCCATTGGCACCCATCACAAATACTCTGTGAACATCAACTCGGGCATTAACTTTGAGTTCATTCCGGTTGATCGTGGATGGTTTAACACCACCAATGGTGAGGTGGTGTATTTGCAGCGTCGTCCTGCCCGTCAATGGAAGCGTGGCATCAGCGAGAGCAATACAGAAATATATGATGCCTATCGAAGTAGGGTTGATCTGACGTTTGCTCGGCTGTCCTCCATCTTTGAGAATCCCAATAAGTGGGGCATTAAGCCCAGTCAATGTGCCATTTCAAAGCAGTTTGCAATGCTCCCTGATGGCACTGTGTATTTCTACCTCCATTGTGTTGGGCGATGGGTAGATAACACAATTATTCTGGACAACTCCATTGTTGAACAAGAGCTGCGAGATCAGCTCACTCGACAACAATCAACCATTGAGGTGAAAGTATGAGTAGTATTTCTTCGTTGTGGGGACGCCTGACACCCCCCTCCTATCACTACAAGGACGCCCCCAAGCTGGATGCACCAGACAGCACTGGGCTGTACGGCATTGAGCTTGAGATTGAGGATGTTCACGAGGATATGGTGGTGAAGGGCTTCACTGCCACCACTGACGGGAGTCTGCGTAACAGCGGACTTGAGTTCATCTCTGCCCCAATGAGCTATCACAACATGGTGCATGGCTTGAACCTGTTCTTCTCCAAGAATGAACTATCTGAGGACAACTACTCCGACCGGACATCCATTCACATTCATGCCAATTGCCTGGACATTTCCCTCAGCCAGCTCGGGTCTGTGCTGATGGTGTATCAGGTGTTTGAAGAACTGCTGTTCATGTTTGTTGGGGAGGATAGAAATAAAAATATTTTTTGCACCCCTCTGAGTGAGTGTGCTGTTGTCTTCGGCATGTGTGAGCGGCTTCATGCAGGGGATCATAGTGTGATTAGCGGTTGGCCCAAGTACACTGCTCTCAACCTGCATCCGATTTGTGAGCATGGCACTGTGGAATTTCGACACATGGCCGGTACACATGATGTGGCAAAGATTGTTCGGTGGCTGCGTCTCATTGGGCACATCATTGCCTATGCCAAGGCTCACACGTATGAGGCCATCAAGACCACATTGATTAGCCTCAACACTACGTCTGAGTATCAGCAACTACTCACGGCGGTGTTTCATGAGGACAGCATTATCCTGCAACAGAATGGATATCAAATGATGATGGAATCTGGAGTGTTGAATATGAAATATAGTGTGTTGAAGAAACCCCTGTCGCCTGGGTTTATGCTCCTTGATTCCAATTTGTGGGCAACCATCCATGAGGCACCGAGGTTTGAGCAAGGCCTCACTGATTTGCTGAATGACGTACGAAACCCTGCGGGGGCATGGGCACGTGACCCACCCATGGCTGAAGAAGACACCCGAGCACAAGTCGCTCGTCCGATTCGGAGGCCCGCCTAATGTGTGGCTTGGTTGCATTTGTGTCTGCCTATTCCAATGGGTTTAGCACAGAGGAAGCTGATACCTTCCGTGACATGCTTGTGATTGACACCCTACGGGGCTTTGACAGCACTGGTGTGTGTGGCATTGAGAATAATGGAAATATTACCACTGTCAAGGACGCCATCAATGGTGCTTCCTTTGTTCAGACAAAGGAATTCTCCTCCTTTAAGACGGACATGATTTACAAGGGCATCTTTATGTTTGGTCACAATCGGGCTGCAACCCGAGGGTCGATCACAGACAGGAATGCCCACCCTTTCTGTGTAAATGATAACATTATTCTCGCTCAGAATGGCACCTACAACGGGGACCATAAACACCTGAAGGATACTGACGTTGATAGTGAGGCACTGGCCCATGTGTTGGAGGAATATCCCAATATTGAAGATGCGCTACAGCGTGTCAATGCTGCATACTCACTCATTTGGTACAACGTGAAGGAGAGTACGCTGTACTTCATTAACAATGGCAAGCGGCCAATGCATGTGACCTACACCAAGGACGGTGGCGCATTGTTTGCCTCTGAGAGTGAGACAATCTTGGCTGCTGCATCACGCAACATGTTGACATTGGACAAAGCCCCATATCCTATTGCTGAGAGTGCCCTGGTGTCGTTCAAGTTGGACAAAGCCACTCGCTCTTGGTCAAGCGATTGCAAGAAGAATATGAACATTGACTTCGACTACAAGCACTCTCCCTTTCGTAATTACACGCATAGCCCAGAAATGGGGAATATTGGGGGTACTTGGCGCGGCTGGCCTAATTACCGAACTCCAGAAACGCCTGTCACCCACACCGCGCCCAAAGCGTATCAAGAACATCCAAACTCGATGCTGAAGAACATTCATGACTTTGTTGGCACTGGTGCTCTTGATGAGTATCATCTGAGTCCTCATGAGTGCACCGTTATTCAGGATTCTATGCGGATGACTCCCCGCAGCAAGCCGACGTTCATTGAGGCTCTTGACTATTTCCCATGCAATCATCATGCCGATTGCACCTCATGGATTGTTTACGGGGTGTCAGTGAACGCTTCACTGGGGTCCAAGTCTGCTGTGTATTACAAGGTGTTCTTCGACAAAACGGAAAAGGAGATCATTGACATCACAGCTCACACTTGGTTTGAGGTGAATGGCAACAATCCTGTCACTCACATGTATCGTGATGAAAAGACGAGTGACAATCATCGTGTTGTCACGGTGTTCTGCCCGGAAATGGAACCCATTGATATGGAAAAGACTGGAACACAATGAAACCATTTGACATTGTTGTCGACCCAGTGGGGTCGAAGTTTGCCAAGTCCCTACAGCAGGCGTTGAGGGACAAGGTAAATAATAAAGTTTTTCGTCGTAGTACTCCACACCCAGGGGGACGAGTGTATTTCTCTGTCACCCAACGGGCACTTAACAAGGTAGAACAGTTTGAGCGATTCAGACATTTCGGGGTTATTCATCCTCCCTTTCACACTACACCTGATACGATTGAGAGAAGCCCTACTCGAACCATCTTTGCGAGAACACTTATCAACGCGACAAATGGAAGAGGCATTGTCGAGTTTACAACAGATATCAGTTCATTCCCAAATAGTCCGCTCTATACTGAGTACATCCCAAAGAAAGCTGAATACCGATTCCACGTCTTCCACGGAAAAGTAATTGATGTTCAACAAAAGAAAAAGAGTAGGACATTCGACAACGACCAGCGAAATAGTCGTGTTCGTAATGTCGCTAATGGTTACGTGTATTGCCGGGACGGTATTGACATTCCTGATGGTGCTAGCTCTCTTGCTATTGACGCCGTTAAGGCTTTGGGCTATACTTACGGCGCGGTGGACATGATTTACAATGAGAAGCGGGCTCAATGCTATGTTCTTGAGGTAAACAGTAGACCCGGTCTGATGGGTACCACCCTTGATAAATATGCTGATGCAATTATTAACCAATACAATTTGCAAAGGAAATAATATGAGTATGCATAAAAGTATTATTGGACAAACTGTTGGTGGAGCTTCTGTGAAAACTGACACAGGAAGTTTTGACCGATATCCCTACATGAAGCATTCCACTGCTGAACAGACACTTGGTGACTATGTTGCCCGTAAGATACAACATGAGGGGCTGCAAGCCGTTAGTGTTGAGCAACAGCGTAAGAAATTTGAAGAATGGTACAACGGCCAGCGACACAATGAGCCTTGGAACCTTCCCCACATCGAACGTATGTGGCAATGCTGGGCAACAGCCCAAGGACGATCATCAGAAGAAATCTTTGCAGAGACACAGAAACATGTCTGATACCCACATCAATTTTGATAAGCAAGCTGAAGCACTTGGCCTGGAGAAAAGGGACACTCACATGGGATTCGGACCTGAGTTTAATAATAGGAACACAATGTTCTGGTTTCTTGAAGATGAGCCCCTGGCTTATAAGTACGTCGGAGAGTACTCCTCCTGGCTTGTCACCGAGTATGACGACTATGATCTGTCAGAAATTCAACCCATGTACGCACCTATTGAAGACGAGGAGTAATTAAAATTCGCTGCCAATGCTGCAATCGCAACCTATCCGACTATGAGAGTCGTTTGCGCCACCCAGTCACTAATGAGTTTCTCGACATTTGCAAGAAATGCCTCGATGATATTCCTATTATTCCTGTGGCCCCAACAGACATGGATGACAGTATGCTTGTGAATGACGACGATGATTTCTGTGTCAACTATCTCCTAGCTGATGATGATGAGCAACAGGTATGAACCATGCCCAAGATGTGTTAGAAATGGTCGGGACAGTCGTGGAGACAATCTTGTGCTATGGCCTGATGACAGCGGGCATTGTTTCAGTTGTGGCTATCATCGTATGGCCCCTGGTTTTACACGCTTTGTTGCTAAGGAAAAAGTAAATGGCTCAGAAAGTTTGCGCCCTGTTGATTTCACGCGAGAGTGCCCTAGAGTTGCTATTCAGTGGCTCCTCCAATACGGAATTCCTTGGTCCTATTGGAAAGACAAAGTTGGCTACTCTCCTTCAGAAGAAAGACTCGTCTTCCTCGTTGAGTCAGAAGGACACCTCCGATTCAGCATCGGACGATATGTTGGTCCCTTGGAGGGACGAGACGCCCCACGCAAGTGGTACGTCTGGGGCAACTCACACAAACACGCCCATGTGCTGCATCCCAGAGAGGAAGGAACAAACAATTCCCTTGTCCTGGTGGAAGACCTGCTCTCCGCAGAAAAGCTAGCGTATAATGGGTTTATTTCCCTCCCTATATTCGGGACTAAGGTTCATCCTTGCCACCTTTACTATCTTATCCATACTAATTTGGATATCTGTCTATGGCTAGACAAGGATCAAGAGTTCCCCTGTCGGGGCCAAGCTATGCGCTTGGAATCTATTATCAATCGGAATATTAAAGTTATTACCACGGACAAAGACCCCAAGTGGTTGTCTAAAGAGGAGCTTACAAATGCAATTTAATAAATTTATTATCGCTGCTGTGCTGTCACTGGCGAGTGTAGTTTGTGTCAGCAAACCCATCCTGTCTGCGTCTTCAACGGATGGACGTAGTGTCCTCACCTTGTCTGATGACAAGTGCACCAATCAACCCGCGCTTGCGCGAATTAAGCCTGAGTTCAAGGATCAGTTCTTTGCTGGTGAGTATGCTCGTCAAGGGCAAAAGACGTTGCAACTCTGCTGGTCCCCACATGATGGCAACGTGTACATCATGGATGAAGAAGGCACTCGTGGTGTTGTCACTCAAGATGCTTTCCAAGATGTGGAGGGTGTGTGAGAGAAGTAAAACTGCCGCCGCTGACTCCGCTGACGGATGAGCAGATCGACGTGGTGTTTCTGCGGTTCTGCGGCTCGAACGATAACGATGTGCCGTACCTGCGCACCTACGGCGAAGGCTTCCGCCCTATCGCCCGCGCCATCGAGCGTGCCCACGGCATCGGAGTAAAATAAAGTTGTCAACCCCCTTGACTTCTTGAAAAATCTATGCTATTATATTAGCTCCCGCCCCGCCGGGTAAGCTATATATGTCCGTGGCTACGAACCAACAACAGAGAGGAACAGCTATCTACGTACCAGAACAACACCTACTTGTGTTGCTACTCACCAAGAGTAGCTATGACAAATATAAAGATTTTATTGACCTTGACAACCTTAGGTCCACCTACCGTGAGCTAAGTTACATCTATCAGACGCTGGTGTCACTCCATGACACCTACAATCAAGACCTCACCATTGGTGAGTTGCAGGCTGCCTTCTTTGTCAAGTATCCCGACTCTGATCGTGTGGTGTATGACAACCTCTTTAATCAGCTTTCTAGCATCCATATCAGTGAGGACGTAGGTCAGGGTATCCTGGCTGACGTTAGGCGCAGGAAGGGGGCTTTAAAGCTGTCTGAGAGTGCTTTCAAGCTGGCTCAAGGACTCATTGAGCCATCTGCCCTACAGGAAACGTATGAAGAGTGTTTTGGAGGGACGGACGATCATCAACCCGAGGACACCCTCACAATGGTGTCCGACAACTTGGAAGAACTCATTGAACAAAACTACTCAGAGCAAGGACTCCGATGGAGACTTGACTGCCTTAATAAGTCACTTGGAAGCCTTAGAGTCGGAGACTTCGGCTTTATTTTTGCGCGTCCCGAAACTGGTAAAACAACCTTTCTTGCAAGCGAGTGTACTAGTTTCCTTAGCCACTGTTCAAGACCTCTTGTATGGTTTAACAACGAGGAGCAAGGCCATAAAGTCATGCTCCGAATCTACCAAGCCTACTTCGGAGTAACAACAGATCAACTCCTTGCCAATCCGGCAAAATATCGTACAGCGTTTATTGAGCAGACTCAAGGGAGGTTTAAACTCTTTGACTCCGCAACCATCTCTCGAAGGGATGTGGAAACTATTGTACAAAAGTATCAACCAGAACTCGTTATCTATGACCAAATTGACAAAATCAAAGGTTTTACCTCTGACCGCGATGACCTACGACTTGGAGCTATTTACCAATGGGCTAGAGAACTCGCTAAAGGAAACCATGCCGCTATCGGAGTATGCCAAGCTGACGGACACGGAGAAGGAGTTCGTTACCTCACTATGGAGCATGTTGCCAACGCTAAAACGAGTAAACAGGCAGAGGCAGATTTTATTGTTGGAATTGGGCGAAGTCACAAAGAAGAAGATCAAGAAATCCGCTACCTGAACATCTCTAAGAACAAGTTGCTCGGTGATAAGGATAGCCTACCTGAGCTACGACATGGACATTTTGAAGTGCTGATTGAAGCACACCTAGCACGTTACAAGGACATCATAAATTATGCCTAATATGGTATGGGGCTGGTCTGATAAACCAGCTGATAAAGATATAGTTATTCGTTGTGCCCCAGAAGGGTGGCGGCACATTGTCTCTAACTTAATTGATGATTTGTTTACACTTGGCTGGAACGGGACTGTCTTTCAAGTCAAAGAAAAGTTTGGTGGTCTTCGTTTTTATATTGGACAAGGTAATAATGAAATTTTTGCACGCATCGAAGAGGCTTCCGAGTTAAGCTTACAGACATGTCAAGATTGTGGAAAGCCAGGGGTGCTACGTGGTGGCGGCTGGATTCAAACGCTATGTGATGAACACGCTAACGGGATAGAACCAATTGAATAATTTGTTTAATGAGAGATCGTTGTTTACAGAAGACGATTGGATTGATGAACTACACGACGCATATTTTGCAAACATGGATCAAGGTGTTAAGTGGCTGACGGAACAATACACTGAGAAGTGGGAGAAAGAAAATAAAATCCTTGCAGACACAATCAATCTTATTCTTAGACGTAGAAACCTCGACACACAATAAGGGACACTATGCAGACCCTAGAAACATACTGGTCAGTTTTGCTACGTATTGTCAGCAGTCCGGTATTAACTTTAAATATTATCGTGATCCTGACTTCATTAGCTCTTTGCGTGCTGACGTGGAATCTGCCGATGTCGTGGTTGGCTTCAACATTAAGTTTGATCTTCATTGGTTACTCCGTGAGGGAATTGAAATTAAATTGGACCAGCGAGTATGGGATTGTCAACTTGCCGAATTCATCTACTCAGGACAAACACTAGCCTATGACTCCCTCAATGCAGCGTTGGAACGCTATGGTCTACCACTTAAGCACGACGCCGTTGCTGAGTATTGGGACCAGGGAATTTCAACAGAGAACATCCCGATTGAAGTATTGCAAGAGTACAACATTTGGGATGTCGTTCCTTCCACTACAGAACTATTTCGCATCCAACAGGAGTTGTTGAGTGATGAACAAAAGCAATTGGTTTGGCTCGAAGGTGAAGACCTTAAAACTCTCCTTGCTGCAGAGCATGCAGGAATGCTATTTGATGTTGCTGGAGCAAATGAAAAACTATCCAGGTACAACAACGATTTGGCTACTATCGGTAGTAGCCTTGCTGCTTATCTTCCTGGGGCAATGCATGAGCTGGGTAGGGAGTACCCTACCTGTCAGTTCAATTGGGACTCTGGTGACCACCTAAGTGCCTTTCTATACGGAGGTAAACTTACTTTCTCCTATGCGATATCTAACACAGCGGTCTATAAAAGTGGGCCGAATAAGGGCCAGTCGTATGAGAGGAATAAGTGGCATGAAGCAACCGTGGCCTTTGATCAGCGATTTAGGCCGCTTGAGGGTACGGAGGTTGCGAAAACTAAAGCCAATCCTAACGCGGAGGTTCGTTTTTACCAAACCGATGGGCCCACGCTATCACAGCTATCAGCTCGTAAGACCGAACAAAAACATATATTGGGGCTACTGGCCGAACGGTCAGCTAAGGTTAAGGTCGTTGAAATGATTGCCAGCGTCTTGGCAAAGATGGAGGAGAAGTATTGGGAGAACAACCTTGTACATGCACAGTTTAACCAAAATGTTGCTGTGACAGGACGACTTAGTTCATCACAACCCAATTTGCAGAATACACCACCTGAACTGGATGAACTATTAGTGAGTAGATATGGATGATAACCAACTAATAAAACAAATTTCCCAGATGAGTTCATGGGAACTTCTTGAATGGGTTCTTAGTAGCCCGACAGACCTTACAGATTCATATTATTTAAAGTTTCGCACTGCGATTATGAATCGTTATGAAGAGTTGAAGAAAATTCGTGCTGGTTAACGCCGATGTGAAAGGTCTTGAACTGTTTGTCGCTGCCGACCTATCAGGCGACGAGACAATGCGAGAAGAACTCAGAAACAAGGTGGATTTGCATGCTGCAAATCAGCTTCGCTTTAGACTACCTGATCGAGTTACGGCGAAACGTTTTGTCTTTAAGTTATTGTACGGAGCTTCCGCATATGGATATTTCACAGACGCAGACTTCATCGGAGTTGGGTACTCCCAACGACAATGGCAAGCAGTAATTGATGAGTTTTACGCCAAATATACAGGTATTGCTAAATGGCACATTGAAATCATTAAGCAATCTAAAAGAGATGGATACCTCTCAATACCCTCTGGTAGATATTACAATTTCCCTGCAAGAAAGGACAAGTGGGGACGATGGGGATGGCATGAGCAAGCCATCAAGAATTACCCCGTACAAGGATTTGGAGCGGATATTGTCAAACTGGCAAGAGTGGAATTCTTCAAGCGTTTTGTAGCGTCTGGGTTGCCTGGAGAATTTATTTGTACGGTACATGACTCACTTGTGGTTGACACACCGCAAGAAGTGTGCTATACTATAGGTAGGATGTTAAAAGAGTCGGTGGAGAGTACTCCCCTCCTGATGAAACAATGGTTCAACTACGATTTTAGCCTCCCCATGTTCTGTGAAGTTTCGGTTGGTTCGAACATCAGGGACATGAAAGAAATAAACTTTAATTAAAGGAAACAAATGTCAATTATTACAGTTAAGTCCGTAAGTACGGAGTTCATCAAGAAGGGTAAGACTGGCTACAGTGTTGCCACCGTTAGTTACACCGACAACGGTAAGGAATTTAGCAAGAAGATTATGTCCTTCACCAATCCCACGGTGTTTGCTGCTGTGAAGGATGCAAGTCCTGGTGACAACCTGGATGTCACCGTCACCAAGGAAGGTGAATACTACAACTGGACTGGTGTCAAAGTTGCTGATGCTACGCAAGCAGCACCCCGTCAAGGTAGCACGGCCACAGCCCCAGCGCGTTCCGCGCCAAGTACATACGAAACTGCTGATGAGCGTAAGATTAAGCAGTTATACATTGTTCGCCAGAGTTCTATTGCCAACGCCATTGAGTATCTAAGCAAGACAGCCATTGCTCACGACTACGGCATCACTGCCGTTCTAGGTGTAGCACAGGAGTTTGTTGATTTTGTCTATGGCACTGATGAAAACTTGGCAGAGAGCAACCCAGAAGACTAAACAATTTCCTAGCAAGAAATATGGCTTCTCTGACTACCTGAAAACCACAGGTAGTTATCTGATCACTGAGTCCATGACAGATGCAGCGTATCAAAAAATTAAAGATGCTGCTAAGTTCTGGGCTTGGTATCACGACAAGCGAGTGACTATTAGGAAGAATAAGAATGGTGATGGCACATGTTTTGTAGTCATCACTCTGGTTGCACATCACCGGAAGTAACAATATTTTCGACTACAAGCAATCAAGTCACATTAAAAGAAAATACAATGTCTTTTAGACTTGCAGAGAAAACGGCTCGTAAGAGCCAACATAGTAAACACCGTATGGGAGCCGTCATTGTGAAAGGCTCCCGCATTCTTAGTACAGGACACAATGAACTTCGATACTCTCATCTCATTAAAGAACCAACTCTCCACGCTGAAGCTGCAGCCGTTTTGGGACTTCTTAAAGAAGGTAGACTTTCTGATCTCGTGGGGAGTGAGATTTACGTTACTCGGTTTACTCGTGGCGGTCGCGTTGGGATGGCAAAGCCCTGCCCCAAGTGTATGGGCCTTCTTAGGAGTGTGGGCGTGGGCCGATGTCATTGGACTACTAATGAAGGAACAACTGAGGAACTTCGTCTTTGATCGCTCTAATTGATGCAGACAATGTAGCCATTGCGGCTGCATTCTCTGCCGAGGATCAACCCGAGGCAATTGCATGTGCTAGAGCGGGAGAGATGATACTCGGTATCTTGGCAGACTCCTCGGCAGACAAATACGAGTTGTGGCTCACAGGACCTAACAACTTCCGCTATAACATCTACCCAGAATACAAAGGGGACCGCACTGATAAGAAACGTCCCAAGTGGGAAAAGCAAGTAAAGCAATATTTCCGGGATCAGTGGAATGCCAACACAACAGATGGCATTGAGGCTGATGACATGCTAGGTATTCGCCTCACGGAGGAGGGAAATAATGGAATTATGTGTCATTTGGACAAGGATATGAATTCCATTGCTGGCAATCACTTTAACTGGGAACTACGTCGAAAGGGAAATGTTGTTCGGGAGAAACGAAACTATTATGTCACGCCTGAAGAAGCGGATTATTTCTTCTTTTATCAACTACTTGTTGGCGACGGGACAGACTTCATCAAAGGAGCATCTGGGATCGGCCCTAAGAACGCGGCCCGGATTTTACAAGATTGTTACACCAATGCCGAACGTTTGGCTGCTGTACAAGACTATTTCTCCTGTGAAGAAGAACTAGACATGACCGCCCAGTGTATCTACATCTGGAGAAAGCGAGAAGACAACTGGAAAAACATTCTAAAGAGTTAGTCGAAGGATGGACAGAGGGGCGTGTACATGGATACATTGTGAACACTCTCCGATATGGTAGTAGGAAATGGCCCCCTAAGTTTCAAACACTTAACGAGGCTAAGACTGAAAAGAAAATCTCTGTTAAGTCAGGACGGCTAGCACAGCACTTTCGTTGTGCCTCCTGCTCAGAGGAGTTCACCAGTAAAGACATTGAGGTCGATCATATTAAGCCAGTTGTAGATCCAAAGGTGGGGTTTGTCGATTGGAACACATACATCGAACGAATGTTCTGTCCTAAAAGTAATTATCAAGTTTTGTGCACTACGTGCCACAAAGCCAAAACAAAACAAGAAAAACAAAAAGGCAATAAATGAAAATAATTGAAGTAGCACAGTTTAATGATGATGGCAGTGTGGAATGCACAGCACTCTACACACCCGAAGAAGCCACTAGGCTATTGCAGTTTGCTGTTAATTTCATGCTAGCCGTTGGTAATACAGCTTCCATTCAACAATCCCATGAGGGTCAACTAGATTTGGAGTTTGACGATTAAACACTTTGTCATTCCCGACACTCAGGTCAAACCAGGAGTAGATTTTGGATATCTCAAACACATCGGTCAGTACATTGTTGACAAGCAACCAGAGGTGGTTGTCTGTATTGGGGATTTTGCAGACATGCCAAGCCTCAGTTCGTATGACGTTGGCACTAAATCATTTGAAGGCCGCAGGTATCGTGCCGACATTGAAGCAACGTGGGGAGCTATGGAATGCCTGTTGGGTCCTATCCGGGAGTTCAATGCGAAAGCTAAGCGCGGACATCGTGAACGATATAACCCAAGACTCGTACTTACCCTTGGAAACCACGAACATCGAATTACCAAAGTCGTCAACACCGACCCCAAGCTGGACGGAACCATAGGTCTTGACGACCTTCGATACAAGGAGTATGGTTGGGAGGTTGTTCCATTTCTTGATGTCATTGTCATTGATGGTATTGCTTACAGTCACTATTTTACTTCCGGTGTTCTTGGTAGACCTTGTGGTTCGGCCGCCGTTCAACTTAACAAGAAACATATGTCATGCGTGGCAGGACACCAACAAGGGTTCCAAGTAGCTACGTCATATCGTGCTGATGGTAAGCGGCTGACAAGTATTATTGCTGGCAGTTGTTATGAACACAATGAAGACTACATGGGACCCCAGGGTAACAACCATTGGCGAGGTGCTTTAATGCTGCACAATGTTAATGATGGTGAGTTTGACTTGGTACAAGTGCCCTTAGGTTATTTGGAGAAGAAATATGGCAGCTAATGATGTTCAACATGGTGGAAATCACTACAAACAATTCAAGGGCTTTGAGCCCTGGGATGTCATTACAGCGTGGGACCTAGGCTATTTGGAGGGCACTGCCCTCAAATACATTGCCCGCTGGAAGCACAAGAATGGTGTGGAGGATTTACGTAAAGCACTACATTTCCTACAAAAGAAGATTGAAGTGGAAGAAAACAAAAATGAACAAGGTTGAGCTATTGGAAGAACTACGTAAACTGGATGAAATCACTCTGTTGGAACTACTCGAAATTAACAGTACAGACCTTGTGGATGCTTTCCTAGAAAAAATCAATGACAAAGAAGAGTATATTCGTTCCAATTTACAGGGATAAACGAGACAAATCTGATGATTTGTCGAAAAACCACAGCAAGTCTGTGAAGTTTAGACTACGAGTGCAGCAGCAACAAGAAGCTGAAGAAGAAGTAAAACGATTTCTGGAGGATGATAGTGGAACTACTACTCGGGTCGGGTAATGCCCTCAACAAGAAGCTTTGCTTTGAGAATGACAAAGAATGGGAAAATGTTGTCAGGCTTGACATTGATGAAGGATGCAAGCCAGATGTACTTTGGGACTTGAACGACAGGCCACTTCCATTTGAAGACAACCAGTTTGACGAACTGCACGCCTATGACGTACTAGAGCACATTGGTAGGCAAGGAGATTGGCGTGGATTCTTTGCAGAGTTCACAGAGTATTTCCGCATCATCAAGCCCAATGGTCACTTCTTCATCATTGTGCCCCGAGCCGCAGATGTGTGGGCTTGGGGTGATCCAGGACATACACGAGTGCTTCCTTTGGAAGTGTTTACATTCCTAGATCAAAATGCCTACAAGGAGGTTGGTGCAACTGCACGAACCGACTATCGTAGTGTGTGGCAAGGAAATTTTGAAACTATTTGGGCTAAGGAAGAGGGTGCTGCACTCCTTCTTATTTTAAAGGCAATTAAGGATGCAAATTAGTCCAGAATATTTAGCGGGCTTTTGGGATGGTGAAGGTTGTTTTTATATGGGACTACAAAAAGCAAAACATCCCGATAATCCAAAGTTGTATCCTAAAGCACAGGTGTTATTGTCTCAATCTGGTGATGATGGTTTAAAGCTGCTTGAAGCCATACAAGCACAGTATAAAGGCTCTATTTACACACATCTTAAGCCTGGACAGCATAGAGCGAAGAAAACGGCATACAAAATTTGGTGGAATAAAGGTGAAGCAATTCAGCTCATTCATATTTTACTTCCGTACCTAATTCTAAAGAAAACTGAAGCGGAAACAGTTCTGCAATACTTGACAAGGGAATAAATGATTCGACAATATTTTAAGACACCATTTGCAGAACAGATTTTTCGTGCAAAATACAGCCAGGGCCCAAATGATGACTGGGGTGCTTTAGCCGAGAGAGTTGTTGATGATGTATGTGGTACACATCAAGGAAAAGGCCCAATGTTAATGTCAGATTCTGACAGAAAAGACCTGCTAGAGCACATTAAATCATTTCGCTTCGTGCCAGGTGGCAGGTATCTTTATTATAGTGGGCGACCATATCATGCTTGGAATAACTGTTACCTTCTCCGTGCTGAAGAAGACACCCGAGAAGAGTGGAGCGCAGTAACATGGCGAGCAATGAGTTGTTTAATGACTGGCGGAGGTATTGGCGTTGATTACTCACGAATTAGACCAGCGGGTCGACCCCTTTCTCGTACCGGCGGAATTGCTTCCGGACCTATCCCACTTATGGCAGCAATCAATGAAATTGGGCGTAATGTTATGCAGGGTGGATCAAGACGCTCTGCAATCTATGCTAGTCTCAATTGGCAACATGAGGACATTCCTGACTTCCTTAGAGTCAAAAATTGGGATGATGGTACAAAGCAACGAAAGCTAGATAACTTTAATGCTTCTGCTCCACTGGACATGACCAATATTAGCGTCAACTATGATGACGCTGCTCTGAGGCAGACATGGAACAGTACTACAGGATATACCAATCATCTAGAGGACAATCCCATATTCCTCCAGAATGTTCGTCAGGCAATGGAGACAGGTGAACCTGGGTTTAGCTTTAACTTTGGATTGAAACAGAATGAAACCTTGCGAAACGCGTGTACAGAAGTTACATCGGAGGATGATTCTGACGTATGCAATCTTGGCAGTATCAATCTTGGCAATATCACGAGTTTGGAAGTATTCAAGAATGTCGTATCTCTCGCTTCCAAGTTCTTGGTATGTGGAACCTTACGAGCCGATCTTCCCTACGACAAAGTATATAAAGTTAGGGAAAAGAACCGTCGCCTTGGGCTTGGACTCATGGGAATTCACGAGTGGCTACTCCAACGAGGAAAGAAGTACGAAGTAGACGATGAACTACGCATATGGATGGAGGTTTACAGAAGTGAATCAGAACGAGCAGCCAATGAACATTGTGATCGGTTCTATATCAGCCGCCCTGTCGCGTATCGGGCAATTGCACCAACCGGCACAATTGGAATTCTTGCATCCACAACTACAGGAATTGAGCCGCTATTTGCGGTTGCTTACAAACGTCGCTTCCTCACTGAAGGAACGAAGTGGAAATATTCCTACGTAGTAGATGCAACAGCCGACCGACTAATTAAAGAATATGGAATCACCCCGGACACCATTGATACCGCCTATAAGCTTGCAGGAGACTATGAGCGGCGTATCAAATTCCAAGCAGACATTCAAGACTTTGTTGACATGTCAATTTCAAGTACAATCAATCTCCCAGCTTGGGGAAGCAAAGGAAACAATGAAGGCAGCATTGGAGAATTTGCAAAGGTACTTGCAAGCTATGCACCCCGTCTTCGAGGATTCACTTGTTATCCAGATGGAAGTCGAGGAGGTCAACCTATCACAGAGTGTGACTACAGCACAGCCATCCAGCACAAAGGAGCTGTGTACGAAGAACACGACGTGTGCGACATTACAGGGCATGGTGGCTCCTGCGGCGTTTAAGCCAAATGACCACTGTAATCGTAACTAAAGACCTAATGGTGGGTGACCGACAATTCACCCATTCATCAGGTATGAAAATGACTGGAAAGACAAAGATTTATGAAATTCCTGAATTCACTGCAAACAGCATATTTGAAAGTAAAAGAGTATTCATCGGCTTTGCCGGTGACACGGGCTCATTTGGTAACATTCTTAATTGGCTTTATGACCCCACTGGTCGTGTACCTAAGCTGGGTAATGTTGACCTAGTGATGCTCAACCATAGGCACGAGATATACACTGCCATTTCACTCACCAATTGGCTACAGATGAGTCAGCCCTTCTATGCCATTGGTAGTGGATCAGAGTATGCCATGGGTGCTATGGAGGCTGGTAAGACACCACAGGAAGCTATTAAAGTTGCTTCCAAATTTGATAGTAGTACAGGTAAAGGTTTTACGGTGTTAACCATGTAATAGTTTAGACAACAAAAAAGGGGACCATGAGGCCCCCTTTCCTTTTTCTACTTAACGTTTAAGGCGTTTTAGCCTTTAGAGCAACAAGCTCATCACGCACTTGTGCAAGTTGATCACGCACTCCGCGTGCCTCAACTTCCAGGATGAGTGCCTTGACACTACAAAACCCTTCTGCAATCCCTGCTTGTACCGCCGCTGTGTTGAAAGCAGCCTGTAAGGCAGCCGCAGCCGCAATCTTCTCCACAGCCAGAGAGGTAGCTGCTGCTGTTTTCTCAGTAGCCAGTTCACCACTCTTAGCACCACTCAGCACCACATCAATCATGTGACGATCAGACTGGGCGTTGAAGTTAGCATTTAGGTAAGAAACATCCTTACCTTCCAGACCATAATGTTGGTTGTTATTATTACCAGAGGTCACAATGCTCTTACCGGGATCAGTTACAATATCAGTCATTTTATTTCCTTCCAAAAGACAACAGGACTTATCAACTGGTGATTCCGCCTGATTGGAATCGCCCATAACGTTCCTAGCCCTTTGTGCAGCCAGAAATCGTTTAATACTTAGTCCCATTATCTCCCGAGGTACTTTAGTACCCCTCTCCTATTCCGATTATTTCGGTATATTAATACTCACGTCTCGGCTTCTATTACCAAGATATTTTCTAAACAAGACTTCCCCGAGCGACCCCGGCTGGTCATAGTATTTTTTTATGATTTCGGGAAGCGTGTTGTTTTCGTTTACACGATACAACGGACTTCCATTAAACTTATATTTATCTTGTACTTCATAGTGGTCCCCACGGTCATATGCATTGGCACTACCAAGCGTTGCGGCCATACGAAACGCTGGATCAAATGCACTTTGTTCTAGCATGGATTTCCATCCCTGCCCAACAGGAGCTGCATTTTCACCTGATGCTATAGGGTAGTCACCGTACCCAAAAGAAGTTTTTGATCTATCTTTTGAATAACTGTCAATTTTATTTTGTAGATTTTGTTGTGCTTGAACATAGGGCACATCTTGTGATGTGAAAGACTTTCCATTCTGCACCATCTCTTTATCTGGATTTAACCGATATTCTTGTGGTGTATTCAATTGTAGATTCTTGAGATTTTCCTCGTTCTCACGATTTGCTTTCAACCTCTGTAACACCGTTTGTTTAAGTGCTCCAAGCTCCGACGCGTTAAAGTTCTTCTCTGTAATGGGAGAAGTGTTTCCTCCCACCGTGTCCAAGAATGTTTGAATGTTAACGGGAAGTGGCATAGTTACCTCTGTTGTCGTGTTCCATACAATCGGCGAATGTTTTCAATTTCTTGTAGTGTGTTTGCAAGAACAATGCTCCGTTCGGTTGGTAGCATTGAACTACCCATAATACGCTTAGTAATGTCAGCGTTTAGTGCATCTGAGTTTGGATTGATTTTTAAGTATGAAATTATATCATCCTTTAGCGCGTCTTTACGCCCCGTATGAATATCATCGTAGATATGCACCCCTAGTTTATCAGTAGCCATTTTAATACGTTTACTCTCTTGACTATTCATGTAGCCCGTCTGAGTATCTTTCGCCTCAGCTAAACTAGTGGCGCCAGCATAACGATACCCTTGGTCAGCGGCGTCACGTCTATGATCCATAGCCTGATGTTCCATCAGATTGTTGGGGTTATGAATTGTTTGTTTCCCATCTACCACTGGGCCCTTAAACACATCCATGTTATTTTCCATAGCACCCTTGACGGCAGCAGGCATCTGCTGGTATACAGCCTCGGTGGCTGTAGTGCTATTAAGATGGGCTAGCGCCTTAGTGGCACTAGACAACTCTTTAACATCCTGGTACATAGGAATAATGTTGTGTAAAGGATCAGTAGGGTCACCAAGTTCAGGGGCCAGTCTGCTTTGTAAGTTCATTCCTGTCATTGTAGAGGCAAGTCCATATGACGCAAAGTCAGGTAAATGGGCAATAATCTGCTCTTTAACACCACGACCTTGAACAGCGTGATACCATTCCGGCTTATTCTCCGCAATATGGTCTTTAAAGGCACCCCAAAGATGGTCAGCCTCATTAACACCAACAACAGACAACGTACCGCCGACTGCAGCAAGTCCAGCAAGATGGTACAGCAAAGGCTTTACATTGCCTTGCCCGGCCAGCCGAGTAAATTGGGATAGTTGATTAAACTCATTAAACAAGTAGCTTTTGAATGTATACGCTGCTTGACCAGCAGCCCCGGCCTTATTTACAATCATAGGCCGATCAGCAGGACGGTAGCTTGTAAGTGTGTTATCAGTCATCTCTTCCGCTTTGCGGAACATCTCCATATGGTCTGTAAACTTACCACTGTCATTGAGATGATGTACAAAAGAAAAGAACGTAGACATACGGGCCATCTTTTCAGGAAGGCTAATTGTAGGTGAGGTAATTGCTTTAGCTACATCCCCAAACACATTGTGTCCAAGGCTAGTACTCTCATTGTAAATGTTCTTTACGAATGTACCATTGTCTTCCCCATATTTAAGCGCCATGCTGCCAATTTTAGACATTGTGGATAGCTCCACTTTGTCATTCACAAAGTTGTGCAACTCATGCTGAATCATACCACTGGCAAAATCATTCATTGTCTTGACAAAGATTTTAGCAGGATTGGCTTTAAATCCTTCTGCTGCCAACACAGCATGTTGGGCAGGAGCATTAATAAATGGTGTGGCTAACGTTGCCATAAAGTGAGCAGCATTTAAACCTAGGGTTTGTAGATATAGTGCTGATTTAAATCCTGTAACACCTTTGTACAATGTGCTTTGTGATCGACCCAAAGCAATTTTACCCTGCGAGTATGCGGGCATCACTTGGGCAAGTACATTCTCCAGAGCCGTTAATACACCCTTGTTCGCACCAAACTGGCTATCCACTACTTGCTTAACGTACTGTACAGCATTGGAGTGGTTAGCAATAACATTTTCATCATTGAGTAATGGCTTTAAACTAGCCATTGCATCCTGGGCTGCATTCCACCTCATCGCATTCTTCGCGTAATTATTCTGGGCGTCCATGAGACGCTTGGAATTCTCAGCAGTATCCAGCCAGGGCATGTCGCCCTCAAATCCCCTTACGTTTGTTTTATCAATGAAGTGGCCTTTATGGTTTAAAGTACCATGCCCCTTCTCAGTCAGGAATTTCTCTAGTCCCTCTTTGATGGCACTAGTGAGTTGTGGATTGTCAGTGAAATGCTCAAGCATATCCTGATAGGCCCCCATAACATCACGAGGAACATCGGGATTGTACTTACTACCATCTTTCGCAAACTTAGGCTCAACTCCGTCAAACTGTAGCTTGTCACCAAAGTTCTTCTTTAAATAAGCCTGAGCAGCCAAAGCCTCAGCTTTGCTGACACTGCGGATATACCATGCGGGCTTTCCTGATTTATCAAGGATGGACAGACTCCAGTCACCATAGCGGCTAGCCGCCATATAAGCATTCCGCTTTGTAATAGGCTCTTTACCTAAAGCAGCCCGAGCAGCATTAGTCTGCTCATGTAGTCCATCCATCATAGCCCGATGCATCTGATAGGCAGCAATGCCCCGCTCAGACATACCAGCCGCTTTCAGTTCCTCAACAGAGGAACGGACATTTCCTTCAGTGTCTTCCCATTTAATAATGTCAGACACATCTTTAAGTTCAGCAGGCTTTAGTTTCGACATGGCTTTGTACACCGGCTCTACAATAGTTTTAATATTATAGTCAGCAGTCTTAGACATGTGGTTTAAAATACGACCGGCACCAAGCACCAAAGGATGGTTACCAAACTTTGCTGCGGTGAGAGTAGGACCACTCTGTAGATTGGACGTAATGACACCTAGCTTGGGAATGTCTTTCCCATGTGCCATAGTGTCTGCAATAATATCTTCTGCCTTAGGGGCGGATGTAATCACATCGGCAAGGTCTTTCTTTAGCCCAGGAATTGTCTGAGTAATGTAGTCTTCAGCCGCCGTTTGATGTGGTACTTTAGAACTACCAATGTTGTGGAACTTATCCACCAGTTTCGACACCTCATCACCAATATCCTTGATGTTTAGGACACCGGATTGTTTACCGCCTTTAATGCCGGTAAGGATTGGTTTTGGTTGTACCAGATCAGGTGTAATCTCTGTGGCTTCACCAATAGGAATCTTTTGCCTATCTTGGATATTCGCAACACCAGGAGTAATACCCTTAGCACGATCAATAAGGTCTTGAATCCCCTCATTGATGGCATTGGTGTCTACAGCACCCCGCTGTCGTCCCTTCTTACTACCACGGGGTGCTACACCTTCATTCGTAAGGCCAAGGCCAGCATTAGCTTCATTAGCCATTGTGGCTCGCGCAGCATTATTCTCAGGAGTGTTAGGCTCACGTGAGAGAATACGATTGGCTTCATTCTTTGGAGATTGTCGATCAAATGCATCAGGAGTTCTATCTCCTGTGCGAAGCATGTCTGCCACAGTAATTGGTAGTGCTGCTTGCTCATTACGCCCAGCATAGAAATCCACCATGTTGTCATGTTGGAAGGGAGCATCTTGTAATAGCCCAGGAAAGTCGTTTACATCTGGATACTGCGATGCCTTGGTAAGGCGACTAGGCCCCAAGTCCAATGGAGTATTGTCCCCAGGAAGCCGTGTATTAGCCTGCTGGCGCTGTTGTTCGGCCCAATCTGTGCTTCCGGTAGAAGCACTCTCTTGGCGAGCCCTTTCAGCAGCATTGCGGTCAAGACCACCCTGGCGGGCTACGTCTTGTTCTAGGGCCCTTTGCCGGGCTTCTATAGCATTTTGAGCAGCCTGACGCTTTGCAGCATCCACACCATCTTGTAACGACTGCTGTACAACTTGTTCATTTGCTTTCCATTCTGGAGTGTAGTCTCGACCAGGGGTGCCACCCACTTGTCGATTGGCGGTGTCAGAAGCAAATAAATCTGTTTGCCCGGTACCACGGGATTGCATCTCCGCAACACTTTGGGACGATGTCTCTAATGGAAGTTCTAGTTGCTCGGGTGCATTTGGTACTTTAGGTGCCTCAGGAATCTTGTTGGCTTTGAGAGTGTCCAACACAGACGTGTTTGGAGCAATTTCCTTAGGCCCGATTTTACTGATGAGTTTACCGGCGCCCTTAAGCGGGAGTGTTACACCAAGATGTAGTGGTAAAAAGTTTAAGGCAGCATCAACGGGTAATTTGGCCGACAGGCGACCAAGCTCTTCGTTGCCGAGTGCTTTACCAATCGGACCACCAACGTAGTCAGCCGCAGCCTCGCCTGGCATTGCCATAACTTCACTAGCTTTTTGTACTGCGCGTTTACCTGGGGCTGTAGACCCCTCATATGATCCAAACCCAAAATTATTCTTTTGGATGCGTGTCACAGCATCCCCGGCCTTATCAAGACCTTGCCCAGACAACAGGGTGCCCAGGCCGTACAAACCACCGGCAATTTGTGATGGAATACCGGCTACCATAGACAATCCCGCCTCGGGAATACCCATATAAGCTGGGGCCTTCATGTCATCCACAGCCTTTGGCTTCATACCAAGTTTCTTAGCAAAATCCTCGTAAGGCAAGTCGCTGTAAAACTTCTTATGAAATGCTGACGCAAAGTCATCGTCAGACATATCATTATACTGCGGATATGTCTTACGGATTTCTTGAAAGTCCATTATCTAATTCCTAGTGGATCAGCTTTCGGCTGGTTAGATTGTTCCCCACGTAATGGCATTCCACCGGCGGAAGAATTGACAGCTCGTCCTGGATTAATCGTTGGAATTGCACCATTAGTAAGTGCAGTGGGATCAACCTTACCTTGGTTAGCAGTGTTGGGGCCAACAGCAGGTAGTGCCATAGCGGCTTGATTAAGACGTTGCGCTTCGGCATCAAACTTACGACCTTGTTCTTGATCACCATCTTCATAGGCTTGCCGGGCAAGCTCAGTGTAACGACTTGAAAGACCCTGATACGTTGGTTTATCTAGCTTCATCTTGGTGTCTAGTTCAGCCATCTTCATTTGACGTGCAGTGCCTAAACGATCGTTAGAAAGTTGCATTCTACCACGTTGCTTAATTTCTTCCATCTGTGCTTCACGCTGGAGGCGGGCTTCATTTTGTCGAATGGCAAGTTGTACCTTCTGCGAAGAAGTAGCTACGGCTTCACCATATTGTTGCAGCTTCTTAGAAAGCTGCTGTGGATTCATGGTGTCCCAGGAAGGGTCCCAAAGACCCGAGGATTGCATCATTTCCCGTGCAGCGGGGATACCCCCTACCGGGTTAGCATTAATGGCCGCAGCAGCCTGCATTGCCATCTGACCATGTGCAAGACCCCCGTCTGCTTGACGTTGTAGATCATCAGCACTGTATTTGCTCAGGAGGTCTTTAACATGGGCATCACTAAGTAAACCACCCTCACGATTGTTACGCTGTTGGGTTTCTGCCTGAGCACGAATGCCAGGAAGCTGAGCAAGGCTAGTGTCATTACCAATCTGTGCTTGCTGCTCACGAAGTGGCCGCATTGCCTGCTCATGTGCAATCATCCCAGGTAAGTCTTGGTATTGCTGATTGTCGGCTTGCTGTGCTTGCGCCACACCATTCTGTGCCTCAAGGGTCATACCCAATGGAACATTGCCCAGATTGCTCAATGTCTGGGGTGTTACATTAGGTTGAAAGAGCATTCCCATAATTAACCTCCACCCCCAAACTTACGTTTTGGGTCAAGTGAGTAGTCCATTCCAGGTGAGTTATTTAATGATGGCAAATTGATTTGATAATTCGGCATTGTTGGATTTGTGGATGGCATAGTATTAGCTGGGCTATCACCAAACCAGCCCTGTTTATTACCTAGCCACAGACCATTCTGGAACATGCCCATACCACCCTGTAGACTCTGGTTATTTAGATTGGCTACGGCGGGAGCATTCCGACTATCTAGTTCTGCAAGAGATGACTGTAGTGCTTGTGCTTGACCACCAACATCGGACCTACGACCACCAGCAGCAAACTTACGGGCCAGATTACTTTCCATTTGCTTAGAGTATGCACTACGATTGCCAGCAATCTGGTTTAGATAACTATTCGCCATTTGGCGTTGCTTGTTAGCCATGTACATACCAGCAAGTCCTTCGGCCCAATTGCCCATACTCTTGCCCCCCGGCATAGAGGGGCCGCTACCATTATTACCAAAGATGCTCCCTGCAATAGATTTAATATGGTCTAAAAATCCACCACCCGCAGGGGCACTAGAGTCTAGTCCTGTTCCGTTGTTCCCAGCCCAAGGAGAGGGAGAGTAGTTATTGGCCGTACCTAGTTCCTGCTGCACTGGGCTACCACCAGACTGCATCCAAGGCGCAGGGCTGTACCCATTGGTTGTGTCGTCAAATAGTCCCATCTTGTCTGCTCCATAGTTAACTGCCCCAGGTAAGGCTCCCATTACACCTGCTGATACTGGATTGCTACCGCTAGCGGCTGCTAACGTGGCACCAGTAATACCACGATTGATACCTGCTGATAAATTGGAATCGGTGACTCCGGCATATCCAGCAGGATTGAATTCGTTGATTGCACTACCAAGCCCACCACTTAGAGCCCCTTTAAACGCCCCACCAAGGGTTGGAGTTCCACCAGGACCTCCTGCAGAAGACATGGCTCCCTGAAGGGCCCCTAGGCCCGTAGACTGGCCTAATGTCATAGCAGCAGGTAATCCTTCAGCCACATTCATGGCACCCATTACACCGCCACCTACGGCCCCGGTAGCAGCCATAGCAGCCAGCCAGAACTCAGGATCATCATTAGAAACACTAAATTGTGAGTTAGCGACTGGATTACCAGCTCGGTCTAAAAAAGAATTTTCTGTAGTGTTGTATGCCCCGTTTCGGGATGCAGGGGTGTACCCCATCTTACTAAGCCAGTTATCTACACCCCCTGGTGTTTGTCCAGAGTTACCCTGGGCGTCAGTTTGACCACTACCAAAATCATTACCGTCATACCCAACACCCTGCCAGTAGGAATCTGGCATCCCCTGGCTGTAGTCCCATGCACCCATTGTACTACCAGAGTCTTGGGCGTCGCTATAACCCCCTTGTGAGGGCATAGAGGTCATCCAGGAAGTGTCAGCCATTATACAATACCGATTTCACCTTCGCCCTGAATCGTCAGGGACGTTGCAGCACTCGCACCACCGACAAGGAAATCAGCCGGTTCCATACGTAGCATACCGTACCAATCAACATAGCTATTAGCCGCTACCGAAGTAGCTGTGCCAATTACTTCCGTGCCCGCTGCGTTGCCACCAGTGGCACCGAGCCATAAACTGAAAGTCACAGCACCGGCCGTCTTATTGACAATACGGATGTGACGTAGGATGAGATAGGTGTTGGCATTAGTACCAGCAAGACCAGTGCCACCAGTCAGAGTTGGTGAATTCAGAATGTTGGTGGTCAAGACATTGGACATTGCAACAGGTCCAAATCGAATAACTTTATTAGCAGCCATGTAAACTCCTTAAGGGGCTAGATAGTAATATGCAGTGACACGCCACAAGACAGCCAACCCTGCCGCTGGGCAGACGATGGTAGTTGCCGTGTTCTGGGCGCTGGATTGAAGTGGCTGTGTGAAGTCCCGTGCAACGTCAATTTGGGTTCCACCCGCCGCCATAGCATTACCCACGCTCCAGGCTAGCGAGCCTGGAAGATTGGTTGTCGTAACAACTAGAGTGGCTGTGCCAGCAAGGGCTGCGGTGGCATTTCGTGTAATTTCAATGCCAGTAATATAATGTCGAAGACCAGCACCTGGAGCAGCAATCGTAAGAGTTGTTGCCGTGTTGGCTGCAGCAGTTGTTGTTGCAGCCAAAACAGGAAGAGCTGCTGAGTTAATAATGTAATCAGCAAAAGTAGCACGAGCCGCAACTACCACTGTACCAGAAGTAAACGCGCTTACCCTGACTCGGATGCGTTTGAATCCTCCTGCGGTTAGAGCATACTGCTTTGAAAGCGTTGTTGTGACTACAACTGATGCAACATACACGGACGCCTGCACGTCAAATGCATTTGTGGCAACATAGTTTGTACCATCAATTGTTCCCTCAAAAACCAATGTTGCCGCCATTGCTGCTGTTCGCAAGTCAGCCATAACAATGGCTTGTCCATTCAGATCAACAATAGCTTCTGCATTAAGAGCTGACAGCGTGACTGTCTGTGCACGCGCGTCAGTAACTGTCGTTTGGACAATTGAGTCCAGACAACCCGCAAATTCATTACCCCGTGCGTCATAAAGAACACTCATGTATTACCCCACCAAATAGTTAAATTTAAAAGGTCCACCAATGGTTCCCACTAAAGCTGATACCTCTAGCAAAAACGAACCAACTGCTACAGTTTCAACATGGAACCCAATATTGTCTACATCAGGGTCATTAGTGTCTACATCAGTATAGTGTCCATGCTGTACAATAATGAATGATGCACCCGTTACCGAAGCGTCCGTCACCGTGGCTGCGTAAGCAGAACTACCATATGGGACAGTAAGTGTTGTCGTCTTAATGGTTGCTGAACCACCACCACCACTTCCTGCTGGTCCTGTTGGTCCGGCAGGACCCGGAATTAAGAACATCTCAGGCTCGTAAATCTCAGCCTCTAAAAATATAGCAGGCCCTGGGGGGCCTGCAGCGCCAGCTACTCCTGAGATTCCAGCAACACCGGGAGGGCCTGGAGGTCCCATAGGACCTTCATCACCTTCGGGGGCATCAAGAAATACAGGTGGGCCCATAGGACCACTAGCACCAGTGCTGCCTGTTACACCTGCTGCCCCTGCGGGGCCCGCAGGACCTGGGATAGGCCAGGCATCTTGTCCGTCTTCACCATCAAACCCAAACCCAGGAGCACCTTGTATACCCGCTGCTCCAGCAGCGCCTGTGGCACCAGTAGCACCTGTGGGGCCGGGAACACCAGGAACAAGAAACATTTCGGCTTCTTGATAGTCAGCTTCAAGGAATACGGCAGGACCAGCAGGTCCTTGTGCACCTAATCCACCACCTCCTGGTGGAGCTGCCCATGAACCATCCGCACGAAGGAAGTTAGTTGTACCCCCACCAGAAGCAGGAACTACCCCTGCGCTACCAGCAGCAAATGACGATACAGATAGTGTCCTATCAACAGTTAAATCACCACCACCGGTTAGTGGTGCAGTGGTTGAAATTGTTCTTGATGTAGATAGGGCGTCAACAATGCCATATCCGGCAATCGTTGTGGGTTTGCCTGTAATAGCAGCCCACGCCACATTCTGTGACGCGTTGATAACGTTCCGTACCTGCTGATACCAGTTGGCCCAGTTGTATGAACCAAAGGGTGCATCAATAGGGGCTGGCGGAAGAATATCAGCCATTATGCAGTTGTTGCTCCATATTGTTTCCAGGTCCCCGGACTACCTGCGGTAACACATACGGTACCAATATAGCTTGAAGATGTAGGATTTACATATTCAATTCTATCCCCTACAACCCAAGCGCCTGTTGTTGGAGTAATATCTCCGGATAATGAAAGTCTCTTTGCTCGCCAAGTAGTTTTAACAGTAAAATCAATGGGATCAATTGTTCTTTCAATTGGAACAATGTTTTGACCACTATACTGTGTGGTAACAGATGTGTTTACTTTGTTATTTTTAAATAACCAAACACATCCGTATGTTGTGCTAGATGCAAGGCCGTATGCAAAAGCTACCGAGGCTTCGACATAATTGTCTTGTACATCGGCTTCAACTGCTGACGTTGTTACATAAATACCGTAATCTTGTGTGGATTCACCAGTAACGCCAAGAATACATTTAGTTACCTTTGCCCTTACACAACTATCTAAAACAATGCCCCCTGTCGTTGTTGCTGCTGTGTCATTATTATATACTACCGCATTATCAATATGAATATCTTGGGGAGGAGAAGAAGAATGGTGTACGTAAATACCTTTTGTTCTATTTGAATAAAATCTCCCCCGCTGAACAAATGCTTGGTTGACCCCCATATCAAATAAAATTCCGACGCTATGTCCCGACGCTTCGCAGTCAAATAGTCCCCCACCGATTTGATTTTGGAATCTAAATCCTTCTTGAACTGATGCTCCACCTGCCGAGTAAGTATATACTTGTGTGAACTTTATATCAGTTTGATTAATTGGAGCAAGAATGTTTACATACCCAAGATTGGTAATTGCAGAGGCGACATTATCGGCGTACGCATCACAGAATACACCCCAACCGTTATTTGCTGCTTTAACCGTGTAGTTATACAGACAAATGCCTTTATGCCGGAAGGGTTTAATACTTGTTGGAGCAAACTCAAACCCAGCATCTCCTGCTGTATGATAAAATCCGGCGTATGTTGTAGATGCAATCTCAACATTTCGTACGGTGATATTATACACACCAGACATACGCACACCCATACTTTGGGTGTATGATAAATTTCCAATTTTAATATCAGAAATTGTAATATCATGGGGATGGGTCGTATACATTGTGCTTGCCAAAAAAGCAATTTTTCCTGCCACAATTCCAGCATCGGTGGCAGTATTAAGTGTGCCCACATACCCCCAGTCCATACCAATTGCTGCACTTATTGTACTTGAATCAGGAAACGTAATATTACGAATTGTGCCGTGGGATGCTCCACCAAGAATTGTAAGGGCTTGTTTCCCAACACCTGACGTTGAAATTGTCCCATTTTCAATAGACCACCCATAAACACCCTCATCTACTGAGGGGGAGGCCACTGTACCACCATTGCCATACAAAGGACCAATAGTAATACCTGAATGAATCCCGCCTTGTGAACCAGGGGAACCAGAGGATGTAGTATTAATCACAAAGTTAACAAGTCTTGAATTTGTGCGAAGTTTTACACCTTCTGAATTAGTTCCAGAAAGAGTTAAATGCAACGTACTCATTTGCATATCAAGAGTCACATTGTTTTTAATAATAGGTGCAACTGTACATTTATAAATCTTATTAGGTACAGCTAATACCGTACCACCACCAAGAAGTGCAACTGCATCAATCGCATTTTGGATTGCAGTAGAATCGTCTGTGCTGTCGTCACCAACGGCCAAATACAATTTTAGTGTTGGTAAAGTACCCCAAACTAATGTATTTACTTCATTAAGCCATGTTGAGGCAACGACAGTGCCTGAACTAAATGTCGTATTAGCCATTATTAAACTCCATATACATTAACGTCCATCGTGGCACCAGCCATGAAGAACGGGTAGTTGTCGGCATACTCAAACCGGAAACTGATATTGCGAAACTTGCCAAGACGGAATGCACATGGAGAGCTACTGAACACATTAATAGTTCTTGTGCCTACAACACCTGTGGGTGACCAATCATCTACTGAGTAATATAACGTTAGGTTACTGGTTCCAGTAGACGCATGCATTGAGCAGTCAAGTGCAAGTCGATGCCCGATTTTCCAATTGAATGTGTCAAACAACATATTCTCCGTGGTATACCGGCATGTAAAATTACTTCCAAAGTCTTGATATACAGTGGGGGACATTACGGAAATGTAGTCTTGGTTTGCAACAGCCAAGTAGTTTGCACCGTTGTACATTCCCCAACTACCTTCAATGGCAAGTCCAGTGGCATCAGAACCTTTCCATTCATACCAAATATGGTCATCCACTTCATACACCCAAGTCGTTTGGGTAGTCGGAACAACATAGAATGTGTGTCCATCAGACGAGATGGAGAAGCCATTCTTGGATAGGTTTACGTTGGACTTGGAGTTGGACGTACTTGAGAATGTTTGTAGTGTTCTGTCTACAACGCTGTTTGAAATTCTGTCTACTTTAAAGCTGTTTACAGCATACACAGACACGTTCTGATTGTGATCTTGTCCTACAAAGTACACAGTATCCCCAATCTGATGCCCGTTGGTTATGTACCCAACACCTCTGAATGGACTATCCTGCCGACTTAGCGGAGAAGATGGGGCAGTGTTCGCAGCATCCCAGAAGTATTCAATTGAGTTTGACCCTAAGCAAATAATGTAGTTCTTTACCTTGTATAGCTTTAGCGCGTAATCTGCGTTAATCTCAGCAGACACTACACCAGAGATATTCCAACTTGTGGGAGTGTCCAGATCACTGTTGTAGATGTCACCAGTGTTGTGCTTGATTAGAAACACATAACCATCTAGATACAAAGGACATGGCTCATGTGGTGTGGGCATATCAACGTCCACTACCTTAGTACAAGATACAGCTACATAGTCATCAATCCATAGGTCTGTGCCATCAGAGATGAGCACATAGCGTGTACCATTGCTTTTCAGGAATGTGCAAAAGCCAACAAGACCAGACGATGTTGATAAGGTGGTTACGGTTCTAACTGTTGTTCCAACATCTGGAGATACAGAGTAAACCTTTGTACCAACAACCCAATAGAAAGTGTTTTGGTTTACATCGTTAAAGTTGCCCCGAATGGTGTTAGAGCTAGTTACTTTAGTCAGGGAATAACTACTGGTAGTGATCCCAGGCCGCTTCTTTACTTGAGTAAACCTTTGCTTGTTTTCCTGTGAAATACGGTCGTAGTACATATTGATGATGTTAGCATCTCGCTGTACTGTCAAATCTCCTGAACGATAGGTAGACTCAGCGTTGAATTTTATATCAACGGTTTTGTACGTATTGAATTCAGGAGAATTAGTTCGGGCCATACCTATGTTCCATCTGGATAAACAAACTACCGTCTTCGTCCCCGAAGCCCTTAGCCATTGCCCAATACTCAGCAGCTTCGGCACGAAGTGCCTGTCTATCTGGCAGAGGGGCACCCCATTCAGGAGCTAAGATAGAAGCAAGCTTGTATGTAAGAGCGAGCGTCCAATATGCTGGGAAATCAAGGGTGTCTGTAGAAGACACCATGTTATCATATTCCTTCTGATAAATGATGTCAATCACTTTACTACTCACTGTCGTGGTATCTGATAACAGAGGCCACATAGATACTGTGTATCCTTGGATAATTGGCTGTGCTGTCCAGTGGACAGGAATACCGGGGCCTGACAATGTGGGAAGAAACTTGAAGTCATACAAACTCTTCTCACGTAAGGCGTATGATACACCTGACGTTGTATCCCTAATATACACAGCAGCAATCTTCATAGCATCTGTTATTGTGTATACTTGGCTAGTGGCCGAAGGTGTCTCGGACACCGTAGTACGCTTCCAAAGAGGCATACCATCTGTTACAGCTAGTTGAATTACTGCGTTGAGGTTCTCAGAGCCATCTGTAATTTGTGTTGTAGTTAAAGAGTTATCTTCACCAGGAATGCCAAGCTTTGAATAAGCCCGGGTAATAATTTCATTACGGGTAAGTTCCCACGCTGTTGATCCAGAAGTAGCCATGTATATTCCTTAGGTTGGGGTAGCATCACGCAGGCTAAGCAGGAAACTATACGTCTGTACCGTATTCCCCACAATCATACAATCAGCAGTACCCATGTCAGCATACGCTGATCGTGCCCAGATATAGCAGATGGTGAGGAATGTGTCATCATTCTGTTTGCGCACGTAAGGAACCGTCTGCCGGTCTTCAGGTACTCGTAGGAATTTCTGGGGATGATCCATCTCCCAGTCTTCTACACATACCATGAGGCCGTCCCAACGCTTCTTAATGTCTGTAGACTTAAATTTAAATCCGCAAACATCACAATGCACATTGTGAGCGCCATCAAGAAAATAATTTCTATTTTCATACGACATACAAATTCCTTTTGGCTAGATTTTCTCTTGCTGGTAAACATTGTAGATTATTTTCTACATGAAGTCCTGCAACAAGTTTTCCTTTTAAAGGAATAATATGATCCACATGATATCCTTCCGGGCAGTTTAAATAAATTTCTTTAATCTTGTCTAAATTTGCCCAGGATGGTGTTTGATTTAACTTTCTCGCCCGATACGTGGCAGCTCTAAATCTATCGTAATCGAGATTGTTCTTTCTCCAATTTCTTGCCCAGGCCAGACACTTCGCATTGTTTCGCTGTCGATAAGCATCTGAAGACTTTTTACGTATTGCGGGAGCAAGTTTGTTCCGGCGAGTGAGAACACATGCTTTACACTGTGCGCGTGGTTTTCCGTTACTGTGTATGTAATATTTATCAATAGTTTTGTCCTCACCACAACTTGAACAATGGACGTTCCATGCACCGTCTTTAAAATAGTTGCGGTTTTCGTATGACACTTAGGCAGACTCTCTTAAGCTGCGAATGTCTGATTTAATCTCTTCAAACATACCACGAAGTTCTTGCTTGAATTCCTTGAAGTCATCTTTGTGCAGATAATTGCGCTTGGTATCTTGTAGGTCAGACTGCGTGTTATGCAACTCCTGCTTAAGTTCCACAATTTTTAAATCCTGTTCTGTTATGCTGCGTTTCATAAGATACCCTAACACTCCAAAAACAGTTAATGCTAAATAATTGATAAGTTCAGCGTTCATTTTTATGCAATAAAAATACTGGGGTGGGGGTCATGCTGCCAGCAGCGCCATGTTGTTCGGGCCACGCGCATACAGCCCGGCCCCACGAACTGCGCTGCCGAACGTGATCGTTGCGTCGCCAGTGCCAGTGACCTTGGTCAGCGTGCCGGAAGCCAGCGGCGCCCCCGAACCAGAGCACACCACCGTCCCAACCCGCGAGCCTGCTGTGCCCGTTAGCTGGGCGCTGACCACCGTGTAGGTGATGGCGTTGTTGGTGAAGGTCGCGCCGGGAGTCGGGTCGGTAGTGACGGCCGAGACGTTGAACACCGTGGTGTTGGCGTTGGTCTGCTGAATGAGGCTATTGGCCGCAACGGCAATTTGCAGGTCGGTGGAAGACGGGGCCAGGTCGGCATACAGATCCAGGCAACTGCCGATCAGGTTGAGCGTAATGCCGGTGTTGCCGCCGATGGGACGAACAACGCTGTTGTTGCCGCTGGTGCCCGTGTTGTCGCCCGAGGTTCGGACGTTGATTGCGCAGCCTGTGGTGACCTGAGAAGCGTTCGGCGTAATGAGCGACTGCGCAGCCTGGAAGCGGTTCCCCTTGAGCCAGAGGTTCCATGTCGTGGTGTTGAAGCACGCGCCTTGCGACAGGTTGAAGGTGGTGTTCTGCAGATCGCAGTCGGTCATCTGCAGGTCCATGTTGGCGCTGGCCACTGTGGATCCGAAGATGCTGTACAGGTCCAGCGTGCAGCGGGTCATGCGGAGCATGGTCGTGCCGCCGCTACTCGCGCCCCGGCCAATCGACGCATTGCGTGCCGCGCCGTTGTACGAGAAAGCCACATCGAGGTCGGCCAGATGGCATCGCTTGATGAGCGAGTTGGTGACGCTGTGCAGGAAGAAGGACCACCCGAACGACGTGCTTGTGTACGTGAAGGTAAAGCCCGAGCCGGCCCCGGTCACAAAGCTCGTGCCAACGGTACCTGAGGTCAGCCCGTTGTTGCCCTTGTAGGAACCCGGCTCGATGATGGCGAACGTCAGGATTGCGCCGCTGCTTACCGTCAGCACCTTGATCCGCATCGGGCGATCCCAGACAGTGCCCGTGGCCGGCTGGACGATATCGCCAATCGCGTATCCAGTACCTCCCGAGACGAGGACCAGATTCTGGTAGGTCAACAGCCCCTGAATCTTTCCACCGAGGATCTGGAAATCATCGAGCGTGGTGTTGTTGTTGATGTTGATGAGGCGCGGAGCACCCGCCATGTTCAGGGAATCTAGGGTCCAGTTGGCGTTCTTGACCGTGATCTGTCCGATGGTCAGCGGGGTCGAGCCAGTCGCGTTGCCACCCAGGGACGCCAGAAACGCGCGCAGACCCAAAGCTGGGCCGACCTTGGACGGCTTGATGTTGAAGTTGTCGACGCACACGCCTTCCCAGCGCAGCCCGCTGCTGGGCGTCGTGCTGGTGTAGTGCTTGAATAGCGCATCGGGCGGCGTGGCCGCGCTGCCGTTGTCCTCGTAGTAGAGGTTGCCGATGCTGATCAATCCGACGTTGCCGCCAGCCAGGCCCGCGGCGGTGGTGATGTTGTCGGTGCAGACGTGGAAGATCGCGCCGCCCGCTGCGTTGCGGATGTGCATGTTGTTGAAGCGGATGCCATCGATGCGGCGCACCAGCTTCGTATCGTTCAGGTCGCCAGTGGCGAAGATACCCACGCCACGAGGCGACGCGCGCTCGCCGAAGAAGTGGTCCACCTCGCAGCCCACGATGTCACCCGAAGCCATCGTGCCGTCGCTGTCCTGGGCGCCGTTGCTCACGCCAGCGTTGTTGCTGACGTTCTGAAGGATGATGGCGTCCTCGCCGCCTTCGTCGTACAGCGTGCCGATCTTGATGTCACGCGTCGGGCCGAAGAAGCAGACGCCTGCGCCCACCATTTTTTTGCTGATGACCGGGCACCGTGGGCGGTATGCGTTCCAGAAGCAGGCCATCTTGCCAAAGCCGCCGCCGCTGTAGTCGCGGAGGGTCAGTTCCGCATCGACCACCTTGTTGAACATGAAGGTGGCACGCTCACCCTGGCCCGGGTTCGCGTTCGTGATGCTGCCTGGCACGCTGCCGCTGACCCGGCCATAGACATTGACGCTGAAGTTGCCGTCCGCCTTGTATGCAATGACCGTGTCGTTGGCGTTGATGCTGATGCCGTCGAGTTCGGTCTTCCACACGCGAAGGGTGAACTGGGTCGCGGCGTTCGGCACGTCCACCGCTTCCACGCGGTAGCCGTTGTCCCATCCGAACTGCGTATCACCTCGCACGATCACCCAGTCGTTCACGTCAATCGCCAGCGTGCCACTGCTGAGCGTGAAGGTCACCAGCTTGAATTCCGCTTCGGTCAGTCCACCGACAGACCAGGAGCCGACGATGGCCTTGTTGAGAATGAACGACTTGTTACTGATGAACGCGCTGTAGGTCGTGCCCGGCGCCGGGAAGAAGTTGACGCCTTCGG